ACCGCCCACTGGTTCCACTGCGGGTTACCAACCAACGTGCAGTATTTCGTAAGAAACTTTCCACGACTGTTCTCCAGGCGCTGCCCTTTATCTAGCAGATACATCTGCGGCCACAGTTCTAGCAGCGCGTTTGGTGCTGGTGTGCCTGTGAGCTGTACCATGCGCTTAACCTTACCAAGCACCTTACGCATAGACTTCCATCGCTTTGAGGTGTGCGCTTTGAAGCTACTGCTCTCATCAATCACAACACAGTCATACGGCCAACGCTGACCGAACTGCTCCACTAGCCACGGTATGTTCTCGCGGTTAATGATGTGCAGGTCGGTGTCTTCATTTAAAGCGTCAAGACGTTTTGGCGCTGTAAGACCTGCAAGCACGGTATATCGTAGCTCGATATGCGACCAGCTCGCTATCTCTGTCGGCCATGTGTGCTGTGCGACGCGCAACGGCGCGACGATTAGCGTCTTACCTATTTGCTTGTCACGTTTTAAGTCGGTCAAGGCTGTGAGTGTTGATATGGTTTTGCCTAAACCCATGTCGATCCAAAGCGCGGCCTTGGGGTTATCAATAACAAACTGGACAGCGCGGTGTTGATATCCGTGTAGGTTTTTTCTGGTTAACATAAGAGTGCTTTGCCTTTCGCGATGTCATCAATGATGTGGACAACCCAGCCAACGGCGTGGAGTCTGCGGTGTATTGCCGCCTGGTAAGGTGTCGGGTTTTTGTTGGGGGCTTTGAACTCAACGATGACAAGCTGACCATCTTTGAAGTACAGGCGGTCTGGTACGCCACGCTGAGAGGGTGACACCCACTTATAGGCTAACCACCCGTTAGCCTTTGCGGCTTCGGTGACTTTCCTTTCGATGTAGGACTCACGCATTACTCAGTAACCACTTCTAAATCTGTTTCGATCCAAACTTTTGCACCGCAAGAAAGAGGCTTATCCGGCGAATAAACAACCTGGCAAACAACTTCTCCGTCTTTCATCACCTTGGCGGTGTTAACTTTGCGGTTCTGCTTGTAGTCCTTAACCGTGATTACAGGTAAGTCCTCACCTTTGTTGTTGGCGCGGATGTTGTGTTGGTTAACGTGTATGCGGGTCTTCATTTCCTGTACCTCTTAGATTCATATCCTTCCGCTGTCACGGGCAGACCTTCAGCCCACTCAGGCAAAACGCACATAAGTTTTTCGTAGTGTTCCAATGATCCATGTTCGTTCGGCACATCGGCCACGATCTCATCGTGAACGTGCAACACCACCGGGTAGCCAGCCTTCTCAAGACGCAACACCGCTTCAGCAAGAATGTCTCTGGCAACGGCCTGAGTGATCGACTGAACTAGGGAGCCGCCATAGGCTTTGATCTGTCCCCACTTGTGGGTGTGGTTATTCATGCCGCTGTAAACTAAGTCCATTCCCCGGTCGCCCTGAACCATTTTGGCTTCTGGGAATGACAGGATGCGGCCACTGGGCAGCTTGAACAGTAGGTCGTCGTTGACGAACTTAAACTGGCCCCGTGCAGCTATAAATTCTTTACCCTTGTAACTCACGGCGTTACGGGCGGCGCGTTCAGTCTCAATCCACAGCTTCACGATAGGGTCGTTAGCCTGTCGCCAGTCGTTGCGAATTTTCAGCGCACGATCTTCACTAACCTCAACGCCATAGGCTTCTGACATTTTCTGGAACGCACGAACACCTCCCTGATAGCCAAGGGCTAATGTCGCCACCTTGCCAACAAAGCGTTGGTCATAATCGACTTCAGAGTATTTGACGTTGTACATGTTGGCGGCGGTGAACTTATAGATGTCTTTGCCGTCACGGAAAATATCAAGCACAGAGTAGTGGTCAGCAAGCCACGCCAACACACGGGCTTCGATGCTAGAGTAGTCAGAGACTATGAGCCGGTGTCCGTCAGACGAGATCAGCATTCCGCGCAGACAGCTTGCCAGTGCCTCCATCGGCTCACCGTCGATCTGGGCGGGGTCACAGTGTTTCATCTGCTCAATCACAGCATCAACATCATCAATCGTTGGACGTGGGAGGTTTTGCGGTTGGAAGTGTCGGCCAGACCAGCGCCCGGTCGCTGCACCGTGGTACATCAGTACCCCGTGTGCGCGGCCATCTTTACCAAGGACAGTCTTCATCGAGTCGTATTTTTTTGTGCTGGACTTCGACAGTGCTTGCCTTATTTCAAGAAATTTCTTGACGTTCTCTGGACAGTTATCGTCAGCCAGTGCGGCAGATATCGCCGCCTTGTCGTACCCCTTCAGCGGGTAGCCCTGAGATTCTGTCCACTGCAACGCCTTGGCGCGTGAGCCTGTGGAGTCCATAAATCCATTAGTGATGTCCTTCACTTGCGCGTTCAGTTTGACGCTGTGCTTGTCGATGATTTCTAGAGCGTTGTATATCGCTGTGCGATCAAGGCGCACACCACGCCAGTTTATTAGCTGGTCAGTCTCCCAGACTTCCTGCTCAAGACCTCTAAGGTTGCGAAGCTTGTATCGTATCTCGCGCTCTGCCACGACATCCTGCAAGCAGTAGTCGTACAGTTCCTGTAGTAACTCAGGGTCTTTCCTGCGCTCACCACGGTATGGCTTGCACAGCCGCTGTATCAGTATCTTGCCACGCTTAGACTTTGCGGCATCACCAGTAAGACCTAGCGCCTCACCGCATTTACCCAAGGCACGGGGGTAAGCCTGTGCGGCTGCAAGGGCGGCAGTATCACGCCACTGGCTGATGGGTACTTCAGGCCAAGCCAGTACCTGGTTCCAAATGCTCATCTCAAAGAAGCTGTTCCACGCCCAGAGCGTTGCGCCTTCTTTTATAAGGCTAAACAGTTCAGTTGGGATTGGTTTGTCTGGAGTCCAAAGCTGTGAGGGTCGGTCATCGACGGCCCATGCCAAGCAAAGAACTTCAGTTGAAGGGTGGTCAGCGTAAGCATATGCGCCGCCTTTAAATATGTCGCACTCGCTGTACGTTTCAAAATCAATAGAAATATTTCTCATAGCAGTGGCCTCTTTAGCCACTCACTGGATAGTTTGTTTTCATCATCAAGATATTTAAGGCGTTGCGAATTCGACGGCTTGTTGCGTTTCTTAGGGTCAAGGTCTTTGTCTTCAATAAAAACCGACCGCAAATTTAATGCTCTCTTTCTCTTCATACCCATTCGGTTTTTAAGCAGGGTGTAAGGGATGTCGGCAAGGTCAGCAATCTCTTTGACCACCACCTCTGTGCCTGTGAGTTCTGGGTATCTATCCCCAACGTAGGGGTAACTAAGCGTTGCTTTCATTCGGCAGCCCTGTGCAGGGCTTGTGAAAGCCCTGCGTTGTAAGCGAATTTAAAAGAGTAATTACAACTAAAAGTTGTTTATTCAGATTAGAAAATCATCAGTTTCTGCATCAGCCGCTTGCTCAGAACTGATGTCATCAAACACATCGTTTACTTTTACACCGCCACCGCCAAACGACTCACCATCTTTCACGAATTGCAGCGCCAGTAGATTGCTGTTTACCCTTTTGCCGAATTGGTTGTTTTGAATCCAGATCGAGATAGCAGCGTTTACGTAACAACCTGCGTACATGCGCTCGTCTTCTTCCACAAGTGGTGTTCGATCCCGGTCGATAACAGTAGGGCGTTGACGTGTGGAACACGACACGAACATGGCGTTCTCGTAACCGTCATATGCCTTGTCGTTGCCGTCACCTAAGAAGGTTTTTAAACCTTTCGGTATTTCACCGTTAAAGCCAACCGTTGCGGCTTGCTTAACAGCTTTCTTAAGCTTTTCTATCTGCTCTTTGTCTGCGTCCTTGTCCAGCAGCAGGTTGGCAGAGTATTTGGCGCTCTGGCCTTCCATGTATGCTTTTGGAGTCCAGATTTGTGGGAATGACAGACGAACGTTCTTTAAAGTAATTGTACTCATTGGGACTTTTCCTATTAGGTTATATCAGTAAAAAAATCAGCCGCTTCTGGCTTAACAGCCGGACGTGGATCGGTGTCCGGTGCAAGCTGTGGTCGGCCTTCAGGTTTGTGGATAAGATCGACGATCTCTCCATACTTCGCCTTGCCAAGCGCCTTCTCTGCTTGGGTTGGTGAAATAAGTTTCGATGTGTAGGCTTCATCGCCCAACATCTGAATGAGTTGTTCTTCGGCAAGGTCAGTGTCCAGCCATTTGCGCTGCCCTCGACCTGCGACCAGTTTGTAGTTCGGCAAAATGCCGCCATCGGTCAGAAGCTTGTGTGCGTGTTTCTGCACACCCTGCGCCCATCCAATTAACGCATCCATCTTCGGCAGCAGGTTGCTTATCTCTTCTATATTTAAGGTGTGAGGCACCTGCACTAGCAGTGGCTCTTCAAGGTTGTCAAAGCTGGACAGCGTTAGTTCGTAGTTGTGCTTTGCCAGTGCGCGGCAAGTCGCTTTGGCTTTGCAGAAGTGGCAAGCCTTTTTGCTAGGGTTGAACGCTGGCTCTGGTGACATAGTTCGTCGGGCGGCAGGTTTCACCACATCGTCGGCCCACTTGAATAGATCCTTCGCTCTCATCGAGTAGGTGTCAATGTGATCCAATCGAGGCTGCACGATGGTCATGCTGACCGTATCTACCTTGTCGATGAACTCGTATGCCGCGCCCAGACCGTACAACATCAACTGCTCGTTGCGGTTGGCGTTTACCTTCAGACCTTGCCCGTACTTCAGGTCGATAACGTGCAGTACGCCATCGTGCAGCACTACATAGTCTGCCGTTCCAAATCCACCGGCGGCCCATTCGCTATAGTCCACTCGTAACTCAACGTGCGACTCGTCAGCGTCTTGGCTGTTGCAGAAATCAACATAGGTAGCAACGTGAGAGGCCATAACCTCATCGACAATGAAGCCTTCAAACTCTACGCCTATGAAGTGTTCGGGTGGTTTTTGTTTTAACAAGCACTCTTCAGCGAGAGCGTGGGCGGCTGTACCTTCAGCCGCATAAAAAGATTCTTGATCAGGAATGGTTGCTTCTAGCTGGATACTGGCTGGGCAGGTCATCCAGCGGTGTGCTTTGCTCGCACCTAAAATCGCATGTTTCATTCTTTCCCTCAAACTTAAATATGTAAATACAACTATTTGTGGTTGACACCATAGGCATCTGAAACTATTGTGTCAACCACGAAATGAAATATTTACATCGTGTTGTTGTATTTAATTTAAAAAGGTAGAAATTATGATTTACATCAGTGAGTACGCTGTTGAGGTTAAAGAGGCTATTGATAGCGTCCTTGAGGCAGCAAAAATAAAGAACTTTAACGCGCTTGCCAGGCGACTAGACGTTAGCAAACAAGCACTAAGCAAGTGGCGTCAGACCGGCATCGTTCCCGCCCATAGGGCGTTGCAAATGGAGTTGATGTCTGAGGGCCAAGTGTCTTGGAAGCGCATGTGCCCAGATATCGTTGCTGACTTTAAGCGATCAAAAGAGGTGATCTATGAAACCAGTAGATAAATTCAAGGAAGGATTTTGGTCGGCATTAGCGTTCTTCGCAAAAGTATGTGCATGGATTTTCGCCAAAATGGCGAATATGTGTGAAGCAATGGAGATCGAAGCAGCAGCAAGGGCAACTCGTTACATTCGTTAAAACGTGGAAGTGAAGAGGTAAACGCAAATGGCGTTTTTAAAAGAACACGGACACGCGCTAGTCGAAAGAGGCTACGAGATTGTCCCGATAATGAAAGGGAAAAAAGCCCCAATGCTAAAGGGGTGGCAAGACATAAGAGCGACGCACGACGATGTAGATAAGTGGTTAGGCAACGGACACGCCGATGGCGGGGTGGGGGTGCTATGCCGCAACACAGTGGCTGTTGATATCGACTGCCTAGATGCCCCGTTAAACCATAAGCTTTTGCGGTGGCTTGATGAGAACGTAGGTAAGTCTGCGATTCGCATAGGACAGAAGCCTAAGTGCATCCTGCCTTTCCGCGTGGAGGGTGGCTTTTCAAAGATTCGATCCTGTGAGTATGAGGATGAGGTGGGCAGTAAACACGCGGTGGAGGTGCTGGCTGACGGGCAACAGTTCGTGGCTTTCGGTATCCACCCTGCGACCAATGAGCCTTATAAGTGGGTGCGCGGCAAGAGCATCGCCGACATCTCACAGTCCGACCTACCTGTTATTAGCAGAGATCAAGCTGAAGCGTTTGTTACTTACTTTGAAGAACTAGCGCAGCAAAAGGACGGGTGGGAGTTAGCCCGTAAGGGCATGGCACCGGCAGAGGTTGATCCCGATGATCTGTCGATGTTTCGACCACGTTTAGACATATCGACGGAAGATGTACGCGAGTTACTCATATCCGTAGACCCCGACTGTCACCATGACGAGTGGGTCAGGGTCGGCATGGCGCTGCACCACCACTTTGATGGCGGTGACGATGGCTGGCACATCTGGGATGAGTGGTCAGCCGACGGCAGTAAGTACCGCGACGGTGAGTGTGAGCGCAGATACCACACGTTTGACAGTAAGGGCAGAGCGCCTATTACTCTTGCCAGCGTCAAGGCTATGGAGAAGGAAGCTGTAAGTCATGTAATAAAGGAAGAACAACTTCCCAAAATGCTTAGAGAGTGGGCGTTCGTCCACGTCGAAGGTTCAGCGCGTGTGATCCGTGAAGACCTGAACAAGCACAACAACATCGTGCTTTATAAGCTCGAAGACCTGAAAAAAGAACACATGAACTGCCGTGTCTTGTCAGGCGATGAGAAGCCAAAGCTAGTTAACCTCGTAGATATGTGGCTAGAGAGTCCAGACCGACGAACCTATGCGGCAGGCTTAACCTTTGCGCCAGACATGCAAATCCTTGAGAAGTACAACCTCTGGCGCGGGTGGTCAGTTGAGGCTGAAGAGGGCGATGTTGAGCCGTGGCTTGATTTCGTGACCAATGTGATAGCTGACGGCAACGCCGCATACGCTACCTACATTATCGCGTGGGCGGCTCAGATGGTGCAGAACCCCATGACCAAGGTCGGTGTCGGCTTAGTGCTTAGAGGCCGGAAGGGTACAGGTAAGACTAAGTTTGGAGAGTTACTTGGCGGCCTGGTCAAAGCACACCACAAAATTGTAAGCAGGGCAGAGCATGTCACCGGCAACTTTAACCGCCACCTTGAAGACACGCTACTGCTACAAGCAGATGAGGCGTATTGGGCAGGGGCTAAAGCCTCTGAGGGTGCGCTCAAAGACCTGTTGACTAACCCCAACATCACCATTGAGCGCAAGGGCGTTGATGCGTACACCGCACCAAACTACACCCGCATCCTGTTTACCAGTAACGAGGAGTTCGTTGTCCCTGCATCGCTCGATGAGCGTAGGTTCGCCGTGTTTGATGTAGGCAATAGCAGGAAGCAGGACAGTCAATACTTCGCCGCCCTGGACAACTGGTACAACGCTGGGGGTGCTGAAGCACTGCTGCACTACCTCAGAACGTTCGATCAGACGAACATCAATCTTCGATTAGTCCCGCAGACTGAGGCGCTGACAGACCAGAAGCTTGAGGCGCTGGATAATGTCACTGAGTGGCTATACAACTGCCTCCAGAACGGTGAGATCAGAGAGAACCGTGTAGGCGGTAACGTTGTGCAGTTTGGCACAGAAGCTCCGAAGGCTGAGATATACGACATATATGCCAGTAGCCTGAGAGGTAATAAGTTTGAAGTGCCTGTGAAGTCAGCACCTTTCTGGAAGAAGCTAAAAATGTATGGCGATACTTTTGCGGATGGCACACAGAAGTGTGACGCAGGGCATCGCTATCGCACGATGAAGATCAACACCACCGAAGCCTCACGCTTTATCTTTGAGGCAACCAACAATCTAAGCAACATCGAATGGGCCACGCTTGATATGGGTGCGGCAGATGATGATCCATTCGACCCTGCTAACTGGGAGGACTGAGCATGACTGGTTTTTTGACATTGGTATTTTGTGTTTTGTTAGGAGTTGCGCTGTACGGCTCATTTTTAATCGTGCAAGACAAACAAGCGGCATGGGAGAAACGTAATGGGAAAAGGTAGTAAGCAACGGCCAACAGCACAGACATTCTGGGACAACTGGGATGCGGTGTTTAGAGATAAAGAAGAGGCAGAAGAAAAGACATACGAATATGACTGCTACAAGTGCGGCGGCCTCGACGAAGCCGACGTGTTTGAAGAGATCGAGGTAAACCATGAACCTATGGGCGACACGACTGTGCCACGAACTATGATCATTTTAACCTGTGAGCGTTGCGGTCGAGAGGTCGATTACACAGGATAGTTTCCCCCTGAAGCGGTCACCTCTCCGCTTCCTTGCCTCGACCTTAACGGGTCGGGGCTTTTTTATGCCTGTGACCGTGTGAGCCTTTGCGGTCATTCTTATTATTGTAAATACAACAAGAGGTTGACTATGATGTCACCTCACTAACGAGATAAGTAAGGGGAAACAAAATGAAATCAGCATATTTATCACAATGGGAAATTCAGCAAATGGCTGAAGCGGCTTTGACTTCATACGAGTTTAGCTGCTGTTGGAAGCGAGCATTTGAAGAAGCTGCTGAGTTTGCAGCCGATGAGCTAGGTGTCAAGGCTACTCGCGCACAAGCAGCAACAGCCATAAGAATTGCTCAAACTGGCTGGGAAGGCATACGCCAGTCGGTACAGTCTGTAGTTTTTGAACTACAAGCAGGGGAACAAAATGATTGAATCTAACCCAGTGATCCAGATCGAACTTGAGCCAATAGAGGTTGCCATCCGCAAGGAGCGTAACCGCATTAGGGACGTTGAGTTCGACACTGGCGTCATGCCAAGCACATGGATGATCGAGTATATGGTCGGCGAACGTGGTCGCGGTGTAACCGCCTGGCCTATTAACCTTTGAGGAAAACGTTACATGGTAATTACAACCCGTGAGCTTATGCAGTTCACACCTAAGAAGATCAAGACCGTAGGCTCTTACCACATCGTCGATAACGAGTGCCGCAAGGCTTACTGCCGATGCAAAGTCCATAACGGCGACTGGGTGTCCGGGTGCAGAACCTGTGGCAGACGCATTCGCCCGTAGATACAACAATTAGTGGTACAATCAACAGTGAGGCATTTAATATGAACACAATCAATATATGTCAGCTATCGAAGAGCGAGGCGCGTGAGCGACGTGAGGCCATCCAGCGTGAGGTTAAAGAGACGCTGTGCGGCATCGGCCTTGTCGTATTCATCCTTTTAATTCTTGGTGCTGAAAGCTGGATAGAGCGCATTCTATGACCGATAAAGTTGTTAGGTTAAAGACCGTCAAGCCCTCAAAGCCTGAGAAGGATGAGGGCTTAGACGCCAACCTGATGCTCACCCTGATGGAGTTCGCTGCGATCATGGAAACCACAAAGGCTAAGAGCTTTGCGGCTGTCGCATGCGACGAGTCCGGTGAGATTGTCACCACTTGGTACTCTGCGCTGCCACACAACGCGCTTATCGGTGCGGTGGAGATGCTAAAGAACGACTATATGATGAACCAGTGGATGTATGACCAAGAAGAGGGCGATTGGCAGTAATGGTT